TGTTGCGGTAAGACTAAAGTCGTTGGAACAACAACTGGAACAACAAATGAAAGATTTAGGAAGTGTACCAAGTGTGGATATACTTTTTCAACAATCGAAGCTATTAAATTCGATGATTACTGGAGAGAATATGCAAAAGAAACTTTTAAAAAAGATAATAAAAGCGAATCAAAATAAAAAGAAAAGTTTAGATGAAATTATTGATGAGTTTATAAAAACACAATCACAATATGCAAGAGGTCAGCTGGAAGACTACTTGTCTTCCCTTTTTGTTTACATAAACAAAAACTATGATGAGATACCTAAGGAGCAACTTTTTGAGATAGTATCTTCAAAGTTGGAAGACTTGAGTGTTAACTTTGATACTAAAGATATAGATGATATATATGCTTCAATAGCTTTAGAAACATCTGTAGGAGCTACAAAAGTAGTATTTGATAAGATTGATACTGAAACTATCAAAACTATGAGAAATGGTTTTTTGTGGGCAAGTGATAAATACAATACAAATACACAAGATTTACTAAAAGATACTATAGAAGAAGCTTTTAAAGGTGAACTAAAAAGAGCTGAGCTAAGTACTGTTTTAAAAGATAAGTTTCAAGGAATAATAGATAAAGATGAAAACTATTTTAAACTTGTAGCTGATAATATTATATCTCAATCACAAAGTTTATCAACTATAAATCAAGCTTTGAAGTATGATGTAAAAGCTTTTAAAGTAAGAGCTAGAATTGATGGTCAAACATCAGACTTTTGTCGAGCTATCAATGGCAGAATCATTTCTTCAGAACATTTGAAAAAACAATTAAACAATATTTTAAATTCAAAAAGTATAGATGATAAGAAAATAGCAGCACCTTGGCAAAATAAAGCTATATTTTCAAAACTTCCTAAAAACATAGGAATGCCTCCCTACCACGGAAGATGTAGAACACAATTAGATCCTGTTTGGATAAATGAAAGCACAAAATTAGATAAACAAACAAACAAAGAATACAAGATAAAAAATACCAAAAATGACAAAAGATACAAGCTAACACATATCGACAATACAGGGCTTGAAGTAAATATTAATAAAAAAAATTATAATAAAATTACACAAGGTAAGCATCAAATAAGTGAAAAACAGTTAGTAACAGCTTTGAATGATATTAAATACAAAGCACCTGCTAAGATAACTAAATTACATCCGAACGAACATATTAAGAGTATAGCTTTGAGCAACGATGGATATGTTTTTGTTTTTGAATCAAATGAACTTGTATCTTGCATATATGATAAAGGAAATAGCTATTTTAATAATAACTCAATTCCTGGAAAAATAACAGATGTGAGTACAGGAAAAACGATAAATAAGGTGAAAAAATGGCACGAGTATTTAATATAGAAATAAGTGAAAAATATGGTTGGGAACTAGATGTTGTAGATTTTAAAGGACCATACAACAAATTTAAAAGAGTTTCACAAGCACCTGAGAGTTTTGCAGTATGCGTAAAAGAAGAGAATAAACTTGTAGCACTTTATGATGCTTTTTGTCCTAAAACTGAAGCTATTAAAGAAGCAAATGATTTAGATATATTTCTTGAAGAGTGTAACTTTTATGATGAACACAATAAGTACTCTTTTAGCGGAACAATAATAGATGCATTGATTTATATTCAAAATCAATACATAGAATACAAGCTGCCAAAATGATAAGTGATTTAGATAATAAAGAGATACAAAAATTTCTTTTTAGAGCTGCAAGTGAAATAGTAAGTGATGCTAAAGATATCGCACCTTATGCGACTGGAAATCTTCAAGCGGACATACAAGTATGGGATGATAATATTGAAAACTTGGAAGTAGAAGTAGGAAATAGTAAACTAGCACCTTATGCTAGATTTGTACATGAGGGAACAAAAGCTCATGTAATAAGACCTAAAACTAAAAAAGCTCTAAAAACTCCTTGGGGTCCTAGAAAAAAAGTAAATCATCCAGGAACAAAAGCAAATCCGTATTTACAAAAAGCAGTAGATGGATATAATGCAGAAAATGCTCTTGATGAGTTAGGAGATAAAATAAATGAAGATATTTTTAAGGAAATTAAAAAAGGCTTTAATAGTTAAAAAGTTGCTTATGAAATGTTAGTAAATATAGAAGTAGTCTAGTGCTACTTCTACTACATCATCATAGCCCCACCTGCTTCATTTCCTTCTTCAGTTCCTCTTCCTAATACATCTAGCTTTTTAGCAGCAAGTGCAATAGACCAGAACCTATCCGCATGACCTATGCTATTTTCCATTGAATAATATATCATCTTTTTAGCACCTGCTTTTCTTTTGATAGAGTGAATATCAGCTATTAAGTTTGGATCATTTGGAATAGTGATTATTTTATCTTCCATCATTTTTTTAAGATTTAAAACCATAAACTCTTTTGACGAAGCTGTAAAACTTACTCCTTCAGCACGTGAAGGATATCTACTTTCTAAGCCTTCTGCTAAATCCATACCAATACCCGTTTTATCAACTCTCATATTTGAATTAAGATACATTGTTAGATGTTCTCTTAAAAGTGTCTTTTGACTTTCAAAAGTAGCACCTTTGAAGCTATCTAAAATAGCTAGAGTATATTTTCCTTCAACTTTCTCAAATGCAGAAAGTACAGATAAATGCTTTGTTCTACCAATATCATAACCACTCCAAAGTATAGATTTTCTATTTGGTGCATAATACATATAATCTTTAACGCAAGATTTGATAAGCTTGATAGGAAAGAAACTAGCTTCATCATCTGCAAAGATACACTCATACATCATACCCCATGAATCGCTATCAAATAAATCTTTTAATACTGCAATATCTACATCTAAACCATCTTTAACAGCATCATATATAGTTGTTTTATGTCTGGAAAACATATAAAATTTCTCTTCATCAACACATAACTTATGAAATAATGAATCTTGTTCGAATGGTGTTGAAAGTATAGTTATTCTAGCTTGTGTTTCACCTGCTTTAACAGATGTGATAGAAGGCACAAAAGCTTCCCAAATCCTCTTAGGGTTTATATACCAGGCGAACTCATCCATCCACACAGAGCCTGAGAAACCTTGTACGGTTCTAAAGTTATTTGCAAAAATATAAATAGTAGCACCGCCTGGTGTTTTTATCTCTGAAGTACTTCCAGATAAAACTAAGCCTAATTTCTCCGCATGCTTATATATCTCCCCGTGCCATTTTAAGGCTTGCGTTTCTGAAGCTGAAAGTATAAGCTGGTCCATCCCTGTCATTGCATCAATCAAACATTCACCTGCACAACCATAGGTTGCACCGATTTGTCTAGATTTTAGCCATAACCTAAATCTACTTTCATCTTCAATAAAAGTCTTTTGATAGGCATATAATCCATAATCTTCTTTAAGCATCTTATCTTTAAGTGCTTTGACATCAGCACTATATGAAATTTTAGGCTTTATCTTTTTATTTATTTTCTTAGACTTCTTCTCTAATCTTTCTAGGGACTTTGTAACCATTGCAAGTTTTCTACTGTTTGCTTCTGTGGGAGCTCTTTTTGCTAGTGTTGCTATTTGTTTTTCTAAACTTTCAATACTTTCTTTGTTTACGCTTTTATCTTTAGATTTTTTTATCCAATTGTTTAAAGTACCTCTATTGATCTTAAGTTCTTTTGCTACATCTGTTATAGCAACACCAGCTTTTATAAGATTTAATGCTTTTTGTTTTTCTTCAGGAGAGTAAGCCATTTATTTTATACCTAGAATTTCTTTTGCATCTTGTACTGAAATAATGTTTTTATCTACTAAAGCAGTCACAAGAGAGGTATCGTCTTTGTAATTTGATACATCAAGAGGCTTGACTTTATGTTTTATTCCCATTCTTTTGAAGAAATCTTCAATCATTTCAGCTTTCGGATTTAGCGTAGTTTGTGTAAAAGAATGTAATTGATCTATTAGCTCTGTTCCATTTCCTAGACTTCCTGCACTCATAACTCCTACCAATCGTGGTGGAACACCATGTGATGCTATTATTTCATCTCTTCCTACTTCTTTTAATCCTTTCCATGACATATCTTCTATATTATCTAGTCTTTCAAAATTAATCTTGGCAGGACTTTCACCTTCTTTTGTTTTTCCAGTCCACAGTAACATAGATTTATGAGCATTACTTTCTCCTTTGAAGCTACTACCAAAAAACTCTTTTGCTGCTTGCTTTTGTCCCTCTGAGGGTACTGCATTTTCAAAGCTTATTACCATTCCAGGCTTAGCTCCATTTTCGAAGAAAGAACTATTATAATCATCTGCTTGTTTTGTAGTTTTTATACTCAGTAGCTGTGTTAGATATTCAGGTTCTCCGTAATATTTACTTTTTGGTGAATAGTATTTTAGATGATAACCTTCTAATTTCTTGTATTGATTGAGTCTATTTATTTGATATATTTCTTTTTGCTGATTTACTCTACCTTCATAACCTAATATATTGTA